GCTGCGGTCGGTATCACACCACGCATTTACTATGCTCCTGTATTGCAAGCATCGCCAAACTATACAGTGCCACAGTGGAGATCGAGCAGTCCAGAACCACACCCATCAGGTTCAGTTTGGAACAAGACAAACAATGTCAACCAGGGAACTGATTTGGTTGTAAAAAAATACAATGCGACTTTGGGATTGTTTGTACAACAAAACTGCCCTGTGTATGAAAACGATCAGAGTGCAAACAAAGCTCTTGATCCAGCTGGCGGCGGACGTAACATCACAGCAGGCAGTACCTATGCCCAGTATGATGTCAACGAAGATGACACGTTCACACTCAAGATTTTTGAACGCCTACAGGCCGGTAACACAATCATCAATGGTGATGACACATCACCAACATTTACACCTGGTGACACGTTTACTATCCAGGCCAGCGCCAAGAATAGCAGTGTATTGACATCACCCGTGACTGCCACACTTGGTGGTACTACAGCTACAGATTTTGTCACTGCTTTCCTAGCAGCCAACGTGGCCAATACCACTGCCGCTGTGACCAGCGATGGCTCTGTACAAATACAGCACACACAAGGTGGTAGCATTATTCTAGTTGACACAGCTGGCACACCAGTGGCCGATGCTGGATTTAATACCTCGGTTGAAGGAGTCAAATATGCTACACCTGATGATCCAGCCAACGGTGTCATACTCAGCAACTGGGTATCATTGACATATACTGCTTCTAGCGAAGCACCAGATCAAGATCCAGTTGACGGTCGTTTGTGGTACTATTCAGCCACAGATCAAGTTGACATCATGGTCAATGATGGCAATAACTGGAAAGGCTACAAGACAGTGACCAACGATGCACGTGGTTATAATCTTGCCAACACCAACCCAACAGGGCCAATCATTTCTGTAACAGCTCCTACCAAGCAGACCGATGGCACAGATCTTGTGTATGGTGATCTGTGGATCGATACCAGCGATCTTGAACAGTATCCAATCATCAAGCGTTGGGAAAGCGTAGATGGCACAGATCAATGGGTGCTGATTGACAACACTGATCAAACAACACCAAATGGTGTGTTGTTTGCAGACTTCCGATGGGCAACCAATGGAGACACAGATCCTATCACTGATCCGATTCCAAGCATTACCAGCTTATTGACCAGTGACTACTTGGATCCAGATGCTCCAGACTACACACTATATCCAGAAGGTATGTTGGCATTTAACCTACGTCGTTCAGGATTCAACGTCAAGAGCTTCCAAGTTGACTACTTCAACGCCACTGATTACCCAACGTTCACAGGAACTGTGACCAACGCTTGGGTCACTGCCAGCGGGTTGCAAGACAATGGTGCGCCATACATGGGACGTAAAGCAGTTCGTGCCATGGTCGTAGCTGCCATGAAGTCAAGCATTGACAGCAACCAGGAACTGCGCGAAGAACAACGCCAGTTCAACTTGATTGCTACACCCAACTATCCTGAGTTGATACCCAATATGGTTGCGCTCAACAACGAGCGTAGCAACACAGCGTTTGTGATTGGTGACACACCAATGCGTCTAGCAGACAATGCTGATGCTATCACTGCTTGGGCTACCAATGCATCGGGAGTTGGTGTTGATAGTGAAGATGGCTTGGTCACAGCAGATGCATACATGGGTACATTCTACCCAAGCTGCCAAACAACAGATTTGACTGGTGCCACTGTGGTACAACCACCAAGCCATATGATGATCCGTACTATTTTGCGCAGTGACGAAGTTAGCTACCCATGGTTGGCACCGGCAGGTACACGCCGCGGTATTGTTGACAACGCTTTCTCTCTGGGATATGTCAACGCTCAGACAGGACAGTTTGTGTCAACAGCTATCCGTCAAGGCATACGTGACGTGTTGTATGAAAACAAGATCAACCCAATCACATTCTTGCCAGGATCTGGTATTCTTAACTACGGTAACAAGACCGAAGCTTCGTTGCCTAGCGCACTGGATCGCATCAATGTGGCACGTTTGGTTGCATTCCTTCGTGCTAGACTTGAAACCATTGGTAAAAACTTTGTGTTTGAACCCAACGATCAAATCACACGTGATGAGATTTCTAACTCCATTGAAAACTTGCTCAACGATTTGGTTGCCAAGCGCGGTGTTTATGACTACTTGGTCGTGTGCGATGAATCAAACAACACACCATCTCGTATTGATAGAAACGAACTGTTTGTTGATATTGCTATCGAGCCAGTCAAAGCAGTTGAGTTTATCTACATTCCTGTTAGAATCAAGAACACAGGTGAGATATCAGCAGGTCAGGTCGCAACGTCAAGTACCGTCTAACGGTATCGATAATGCAGAAAAATGGGGCTTTGGCCCCATTTTTTTTGATCTCATCTGCCATAAATAATTACATAATAGGAGACAAACATGTCCATCGCATCATTAACTAGAATGACCGTGCCTTTGGCCAGTGATCAGTCAAGCCCAACACAAGGCTTGCTCATGCCAAAGCTCAAGTATCGCTTCCGTGCGGTGTTTGAGAATCTTGGAGTCAGCACACCAAGGACCGAACTGACCAAACAAGTCATCGACTTCACACGCCCTTCGGTGAGCTTTGAAGAAATGCAAGTACCAATCTACAACTCCACCATCTATTTGGCTGGCAAGTATAGTTGGGAAGCTATTACTGTCAACTTGCGTGATGATGCAGGTGGCAATGTTTCCAAGCTGGTTGGCGAACAACTACAGAAGCAGTTGGACTTTATGGAACAGGCTTCTGCAAGCTCAGGTATCGACTACAAGTTTACCACACGTTGCGAAATACTCGACGGTGGCAACGGTGTAGCCACTCCTGTGGTTCTCGAAACTTGGGAACTGTACGGTTGCTATTTGACTTCAGTCAACTACAACGACCTTAACTACGCAGAGAGTGCGGCAGTTACTATCACCATGAACATCCGCTTCGACAACGCTATCCAAACTCCTATTGGTTCTGGTGTTGGCGCAACAGTGGGCAGAACACTTGGCGACGTAGTAACAGGTTAACGAATATGGCCTTTGGAGCGGACTTCCTAAAGGGGTTCTTTGGAAGTGATTATCTAAAGGACTACACACACGCCAGCAAGACTTTCCGTGCCAACGGTTATCAGCTGGCGCCTCGTTATAAGTTTCTTTTTCACGTCTATTTCAATCTCAACACTGTAGAGATTCCCAAGCTCAAAGAAGTTTTCAATCGAGCGGACCAAGAGGACATTGGTCTCCTAGTCAAAACAGTGCAGTTACCAAACTATGACATTGATGTAGAAACAATGAATCAGTACAACCGTAAACGATTGATCCAGAAAAAGATTAACTATAATCCTTGTCAGTTTACCTTTCATGACGACGGAAACGATTTGATCCGTAACATGTGGTATAACTATTTTGCTTACTACTACAAAGATCCAACCCAACAATACTGGGGGGTGCCTGTGACACAAGGCAGCCTAGGACAAAGCGGCAATGGTGGCGATCCCAAACTCAGTTACAACGGCAGAGATATCTATGAAGATGGCCGTACGGTCAACGACTGGGGCTATGTCGGCGAGAGCTACAGCGATGGTGCCGCTGGAGTGTCTGGTAAACCACCGTTCTTCAAAGACATAACCATTTATGGTATGAGTCAACATGACTTCTGCGCTTATGTGTTGATCAATCCTATGATCACTGAGTGGCGCCATGATACATATGACTACAGCCAAGGCAATGGACTTATGGAACATCAGATGACGGTGCGTTATGAAACAGTGAAATACTATCAAGGTAAAATTGATACGTCTCGCCCCAGTGCCAACATCAAAGGCTTTGCTGATCCTGCCAACTATGATACTCAACGCAGTCCATTGAGTCGGCTGGGCAACAGCGCAACCATACTTGGCCAAGGCGGTCTTGTTGACACAGTGGGTGGCATAGTCAATGACTTACAATCTGGTTCAGTGTTGGGTATCATTGGTGCTGTGCAAAAAGCTGGCACAGCATATCAGACATTCAAAGGTAAAAATCTACAGAGCATCGTTCGCAATGAAGCGAACGCAGTGGTCAAAGATGTCATACGTGGAGAGTTGCCAGGAGCGGTGAAACAAGTTGCCAACAAAGCTGACGGTTTCTTCTTCCCCAAAGTACCAGCACAAAGTAACTCAACCACTACCACTCCAGCTACCCCAAGATCAGCTACACCCACGCTGACTGGTCCAAATACACAGAACGTACCCTGATGAGCACAATAAACTACAGCGATCCAAAAGTTGATACCACGGTCAAAGTTTTTGATCGATTCTATACTTTTGAAATAGAAGTTCCAGTTGATCAATATGACGCAGTGCTCAGCTATTTCAACAGAACATTCAAAGACAAACTTGCGGCTCAAAACTTTACAGTAAGTTTATTCCAAGTGGCAGACTATAGCAAAAGACCTGTGATGGATCTTTTGGCAGAGATACAAGGACAAGACCAACTGGAGTTGAGTTCAACACTGTGTTATTATCTCAACAATCAACGTAGCAATGCTACACTGTTGGGAATCAATGCGTTAGTCACTCCTAACTTCTATGCGGCTCGTAATGTATTACCATGAGCAGGAACTACGCACAAGGATTCTTTGAAGTCGTTAATCCACAGAAGTATATGGGCAAAAGCAAACCCAAATACCGATCTGGATGGGAACATGCTTTCATGCGATTTTGCGACAACAATGACAGCATCGTGGG